AACGTTTGGGGACTGCACTGCATTTTTAAAAACCGATCCTATCACTCGCGGAAAAACGTTTGGGAACATTCTCACGCATCATGGATATCATTCTAGCGGAAACCAAGTACTATATAACGGAATGACTGGAGAACAAATTGAATCGGACATTTTTATAGGACCGACGTATTACATGCGGTTGAAACAAATGGTGAAGGATAAAATAAATTATAGACGAACGGGTCCCAACACGGCGCTCACGCGTCAGCCGGTACAAGGACGTGCAAATGATGGGGGGCTTCGTGTTGGTGAAATGGAGCGCGACTCGGTGATTTCTCACGGAATTTCTCGGTTTTTACAAGAATCTATGATGAAACGAGGGGATCAATATTACCTTGCAATATGCAACACCACTGGAATGATAGCGGTCTACAACGAGTCGCAAGATTTGTTTATAAGTCCAATGGCGGATGGGCCGATAAAATATGCAGGAAACATGTCGGAATTGAAATCGGCGCAAGTGGTAAATGTTACTCGACATGGTCGATCATTTAGTATAGTTCATATACCCTACTCTTTAAAACTTCTCATTCAAGAGCTCCAAGTACTAAACGTTCAAATGCGCATTATTACGGATGCAAATATTGACAGTATTGAAAGCATGGCAGCGTCTAGAAACATTGAAATGTTGATGGAAACAGGAGCCGACTTGTCAACGGTTGCCACGGAAACCGCTCGGGCATTAGGTGTAGAAAATATCAAAACCAACATGTTTTCCCATTTAAAGCATAGTATGAATGATGCAGATCAAAATGATAATGCGAACGATGGTAACAACGATGACAATGACGACGACGATGATCAGGATGATGACGATGATTCGGTTTCAATTGCAACGAATCCAAATAAAAAACAAGACTCTACTCGGAAAGATAAAACTAAACGAAAAGCAAATGAATTTCCAAATACCTTAGGACTTCCTTCTTCTGAAAGTATAACGGTAGTTGAAAACAACGGATGGACTCTTTTACCGGAACTGGGCGATCGTTATGGGGAAACCTTCGCATCTATCGTAACAAATGAGTCTGGAAAACCTACAGAGTATTGGCATACAAATAAACACAATGGTAAATATCCTGATCGATATCCCGACGGATGGCTTCCGGGTCCAAAAAATAAATGGGAATCGTCTCGTCCTCTGGAACTAGAAGATAAAGTAGATGCGTTGAAGCGCTTTCCTCCGCCTACTCGTAATAATTTGAAAATTGCGCATGAGTATATACTTCAATACAAGAGTGACAAGTACCCTAAACTCCCCTTTCTTTTCACCAAATCAACCGTTTCGAACCCGGAATATGATACCGGAATTGGAATTGGAACAGTAACAGAACCTGGAACCGGGTATGACAAAAATGAAATGTTTGAGGGCGACTCAGTTGCAGTGTTACACTCACAGCTAATCAATGTAGGCAAGCAAATTTCAGCGATTGAGCTGAACATTCAACAAATTGACCAACGAAGTATGAATGATGACGGTGTAAAAAATTACAGTAAAGACGATATAAAAGAGCTTGAACGACTGGTTAGACAGCTTGTTTCATTGCAATCAAATAAAGACCGACTCACAAAACAACTTTCAGACGAACAGTTGGTAAAATCAATTACATCAAACATTGTATCGTCCAATACCTCGACCCCGACACAGTTGAGCAGTGATACGCCGTACAGCCCACCCTACACTTCAAGCAGTCCACCTTATACGGCAAGTTCTCCCATATCTCCAATGATGGCTGCGGTGCCGATGCAAATGACCGCAATGCCGATGCAAATGACTGCAATGCCGATGCAGCCTACGATGGTACCAGTACCCGTTCAAGCTACACAATTTCAAAATCAATCCAAACCTATTACTGGCCAAAATATAGACAATCCATCTTCTGACGAAACATCTACCACTAAAAAGATAATACTAAATACTTAAAATTAAAATATCTATCTAAGATACGAATTGGTTGAAACTGTAAAAAAAATTGATTTCATTTTACAATTACTCATTTGGTTACATTAGGCAATCTGCAATCTTATCAAGAACACGCATAATATAATGTTTTCAAAACTCAAATCTGGTTTCATTCCTCACGGGAATGTGTCAACAAAAAGCGAATGTGACAGTGTTCGATACGAAACTGTAAAACTAAGTTCGATGATTTCATCTGAAGTTCGAACTCACGGAGTTTCAAGTTTTCCGCAAATCAATTTCGAGTCCAACTCTGAAGACATCGACATCGATGAGATCCGAAGTAGCGCAGTTATGGGAAAAGCAACTGTAGCCGCACTTGCAGAGGTCGTGTTGACTGAGACAATTTATTACCATCAACTAGGCGAAATTGGCTGTTTCTTGGCTACTGCATTTTCAGAAGAAGAGGAAGAGAACCAAAAACAAAAAGGACTTCCCCAACCTGACCAATGTGATGGAGACTGCGACTGTTTTGACAGCGACTGTGATTTCAACTGCGAAAATGAAGAGCAGAAACCGCAGTCTATTCTAGCAGCAAATCTACTCATTGCTAGCGGCCGCGTTCGCAAAACAGTTATGGAACTAACTGATATGCTGGACATCTCTTACACGCTACTTGGCCCTGCGGGGTACGTTACGGATCCACATAACGCCCAATCCATACGGAATATGTACGGACTTCTCCTAAGCCTTGTCTATACGCGACTCGGAGGCAGGTCGTACGATGCTGACAATGGAGACACAATGTTGAACCTTCGACGTGGAGTTCTTTCAAAATTGTGCGAAATTTCACAAGACGCGTGGACGCTAATGAATCTGTGCGGCATGCTTCAGACATTCAGGTTGAGACCGTCGATTGGAAGTTCTCCACTTTTCGACACTGTTCTTGTTACGCCTACCGAAAGCGTGTTTGGAAACAATGGATGGCGGCCTGTGTTACAGGCTGCCGTAATGAGGATGCCGTCGATGTCGTCGTCCAATAAAATATTTACATATCGATGAAATGACAAATAACTACGCGCCTTCCGAAAAGAAGACCAGAGAAAAATCCAAACCGAAGCCAAAATCATCTTAGTTTTGTATTTAAAATATAAATAATACTCTATTATTTATACTAAAAGATAACATTAAACCGACCGAATTGATGAGAAAATATTTACCTTCTCACAATAATGTTTTTATTAAGTAAAACATTATATAATTATACAGAAATCGAAGTTAATGTAATATAAAGGTTTGTATAAATAAATTTATAATATAAATTATATATGAATAAAATAATATTTTTGATAATATTTATGATAATCGTTTTAATTATATTTTTATTACTGTATTTTAAGTTTTATTATAAGTTTAATTATAAAATATTGACTGGAATAGTATGTATAGATAGAGATTCTGATTTATCACAAAAAATGTATGATGCTTTAACTGAAAATAATGTAAATGATATAATGATTGTAACCAGAGAAACTGATAAAAATTCAATTAATTTTTGGAAAAATAAAGCAAGAATTGTTATAGTTCCACATTATGAAATTACTGGCCGTCATAATATTGATAAAATTGCAGAAAAAAGACAGTTAATAATTAATTACGCAAAAAAAAAATATGACGCGGTATGGTTCATTGACTCTGATATAATACCAACAAAAGGTATTTTAGATAAACTTATAAAAACAAAAAAAGATGTTTGTTTTGCACCTTATAGAGTAAAATGGTATGGGTCTTCATGTATAGGCATAAGTTCAAATGAATACCCATATGTAAAATTACATAAAATAGATGATGAAGATAAAAAAGAATATAGAAAACCTTTTATTATAGGAGGTTTTGGATGCACTCTAATAAAAAAATCAACATTTGACATTAAAATAGAAAATAAAGAATTATTCAATACAAAAATGGGGGTAGAAGGTGAAGACATTGGTTTTTTTATAAATTGTTATAATGCTGGATTAAAATGCGAATATTTACCAAATAGTGAACAACCGCATTATTATGATAGATAAAAATATTATAATATTTATATTATAATATAAATAAAAAAGTCTTGTTCTAAGGTCGTTTTTGGGGGTTCGCCCCTTTTACCCGCTTCGCGGGAAAAAAGGGCTTTTACATATTTGGAACATCAGTGTTCATTGTTTTAAACCGGCGCCCATTTCCTCCCCCGCCCCGCTGTGCGGAAGATTTCCCGCCACCCACTTTCTTTGCGACTTCCTCAATAACTTCCGAAACGGAATCTGACGATGATGAAGACGACGTCATTTCAACATCGCTGACGGCGCCCCCCGAGACCGACCTCCCGCTTCCGGCCTCCACTTCCTTGAAGCTCAAATCGCGGTTATACAATAAGAAGACGAGAGGCGCAGATACAATGAACCCAGCGAAAAAGAGCTTGAAGTAGGTTCCTAAACTGCTCTTGTCTTCTTTGCTTTTAGAGAAAAACTTATCGTGAAGAAAGAGCAATATACACAACAAAACTCCAACGATTGCTCCAAACACGAGTGGATTCGTTACGGAGTCTGTACCGGACACGACCGCGGTCGAAGAATTTGAAAACGACGACGTTCCAAGCGTTGTTCCTCCCGGATACGCTCCAAAACGGATGAAGGAGTTTGACAATGACGACGAAAACGATGATGTTGCATGTTACGATTAATCCGAATTTGAAAAATTTGAAAATATTTAATATTAAATAAATATTTACATAACAGTTTACAGGTGGTACCATACATGGTTTATGGTAAGTTTAAGGTAAGTTTTTTTATTCACTTGATGAAGACGATGATGATGAAGATGCCGAAGATGCTGAAGATGCCGACGAAGATGATGATTTAAAAAATCCATTAAACGCGTTACTCATACTCGCAGTATAATTTGATATGTCGCCATATACAACAACCACAATAATAATAATTACTGAGATTATCCCTGAAATAATATATTTATATGTTTCACTGATCACCTGCAATCGAGTATCTTCTTCTATTCCGTCAATAATTTCTTTTTTATTTATTATTTTTTTTATTTTTTTATGTACTCCGTCGTATCGATCGATGAGCCCAGGATTTGATCTTCCAGTTTCATCTACCCATTCAGTTACTTGCATTTCTGGGTCACTTTGAATAAAATTATATTGTTTGATTACTTCAACTGCCGAGTTTATTCGTTGGGAAATTTTAGTTCTAAAATCGCTTATTATACTGTCTAATGACTCTAGTCTCGTCGTATGAGGCTGAACTAATTCATCAACCCCGCAAAGTGTCCGTTTATTCATTTTAGGATTTTTAGTATCTATTGGGTAATGATCAAGCAGTTTACTGTCAATTGCAACCACTTGCATATTAGCCGGTTTCATACACGAACTTGATACGTTTTTGGGTTTAAGTAAACGTTTATATAGTTGTTTGCTGTTATCTCGAATTCGATTTGATGAGGGAAATATATTTTTATCCTTTAAAAAACAGGTTGTCGGATTTTCAGTGTCTACAACAAATCCTCCGCAATTTCTTCGAGATGTACACTGGTCAAAACAATAACTAATATCGCCAGACTCATTCGCAATTTCTTCAAGATCATTTCCTGGGTTATCATAATTTACTTCTCTTCCCGCAACATCATTATCTTTTATTTTGGAGTACATCGTTCCTAACTCTAAATTTTCATTTCCAAACATTCTCCGATTTCCGTCAATTGATATGTTTGCAACTTTATCGCGGTTCAAAATACTAACACCTCGTAAAGAATACAATGCTGCACTTTTTACTTCTCCAACATCGTCGGTTCCTTTCATCACGATACTGCCATTTGAAAGCGTTTCTTCATCTGATCGTATTTTTAATGCAAAAATTTTGAATTTTGAATCAACCGGGTCAAGGGCAAAAAAACAGTTCCCGGTGCTAGAACAAATATATTCTCCTGGACCAAGCGTATCTCCCGGATACATAAAGCTCACAAATTTTTGTTTAAGTTTAAATCGGCTAGGTAAAAAATCATAAAGTATCATATTGTTCAGTCGCTGTACCAAATGAATAGGTTGCTTACTGTTTACTCCTTCATTTGTCTGCATATTGACGTTTCCAACTGGAGTCGGAGTAAAGAAAGTTTTGAGGTCTCTACCTCCACCATCAGTAAATGCAATGCTTCCATCTATTTTAACTTCAAACCGATAATTCAAACATGCACTATGTTCTTGTCCACAGTCAAATGATAGTATATCCCACATGCCAAGATCGGATTCGGATATATTTTTATTTTTTTTACCACACGTATAATCAGCTACTACTTTCTTGTCGCAACCCGATGCCGGATCCCAATCACCACTCGAGGTGATTGGTCTATATTGAAACCGCGTCCGTCCTATCGCAGGGTTTAACCAATCATTAAGGTTATTAGCGGTCACCTTCCAAGGATAATATGGCACGGCAACTCCGCCGTACGCGTCATATGTAGGAGGAGGTCTAAGACGAGTATTACCTCTGCTTCTACTGCTACCGCTTCCCATAGTATAAAAAACGTGTCTCTATAAATGTTTATAAATTTTATAAATATTTTAAATACTCTCTTTATATTTTACTTTTTATTTATATTTTTAATGTTTATGAATTTCAACATTAAAAACTCTAAACTCTAAACTCTAACATCGTATACGCTAGTTGCCCTTTTAGATTGAATTACACTGTTTCTTATAAACGGTCCTAACCAGTGAGCTTGCCATCTCACTAAATGTTGATTCTGCCTATATGTTTTCTGTATGCTGTTGCAATTCATTCCCCATGAACCTGAAACCTTAGTAATAACTCCGCCTTTTGAAAAATCGCAATCAGGTAATGGAGTGTCTTGACCAATACTGTATATAATATTACCAGGATTTGATGATGGATATTGAGTGTTTAATATATTCAACGTACCATCTTTTCCAAAATGCAAAAGTCGTTGGCCGCCTTGATATGATCGATTTGAAGACTGAGTTGGAGTTGGAAGAGCTGATTCAGGGCATGGAAATAAGTCAACCCCTAGTCCAGCCAACCTAGCTTCCCAAAGCGTATATGGGTTGATGTAGCATTTATTTCCAGTATATGCAAAAATGGGAGCTCCTTTATCTTCTGCACGTTTTAAGCATGTTTCATAACTGACCGTGTCTTTCATATCAGTCTGTTCTTCGTATCCGGTACTCGAAGGCGTGCCAATGTTGTATGCTCCTACATATTGAGCTCCGGTCGCCTTACTCGGATAAACAACCTGAACATTAACCCCTTCATTTCCGCATGCTGGAAGAATTTTTCCACCTATCTTTTTCTTAGTACTTCCAAGAAAAACATCAGGTATATTTGATCCGGCAGCATCAGTATTTGGATCCTTTACAAACGCAGATCCAACATAGTCATTAATTGGATTAATGGCATTGTAAGAAAATCCTGTAGGAAGTGGTTGAGGTTGAGTTGTAATTGGACACCCATACTTTCCAGAAGACTCGTTCATTGTAACTGCATCACTCCACGGTTTAAACAACCCTTTATCAGTTACATATCCGTTTACAGCCGCCCCATTTTGATTTGAAGTTGTTTTTTTCAGAACACTCATATTTTTCCCACCATATGGATGTTTTCCAGAGCCACTTGTTGCTGCTAAAAATTTTTCAGCATTTGCTGTTTGCAATTTTCTAACTTGCTGAGCTGAATTCATTGCATTATTTAATGTGCTAGTGTCAATAGTAAAATAATTATCAAACTGCGAATTGAATGATCGAGTTTGTCGTATACTATTTGAAATTGGATCATCTACCTTAACTTCAGTAGGTCCTTTTCGGCAAGTTTGTGCAAACACCGGCATATGTTCGTATATTCGATATTCGTGTATACTCTATGTATATTACAGTATTTTATTTTATAATATCTATATCTTATATTTTAAAGTGTTGATTTGGTTATTTGGTTATTTGGTTATTTGGTTATTTGGTTATTATTGAAAAACTATTTTTATTTTATCTTTCAAGCTGTTGTAGTATATAGTTGCGTTCATGCCATATCTAGAAACAGAAACATTCAACGACGTTGGTTCGCGGACTGAAATGTCATTTACATATTTATGAATAGCGTCTTTATTTTTTGTAAAAAGGGTTCGCATGATTTCAATATAGTAATCATAACATGCCGCCGGAAGTGGAATATATCGTTTAAATTCAACAGGATCTAAAAGTTTGCACATGGCAAAATCGATGTTTTTATATTCGATAAGTCGATGATAAGACTCACAATCTGCGTGTGTAATTGTTACACCAGGTTCATGCAATAAAGGCGCGGAATCCATAATTGAAATCATCGTAAGTAAAATTGACTTGAGTGTAACGCACCCCGTCCACTGATCTCCTCTCCAGTTTCCTAAAATGGACAAACATACATATCCATTTTTGTAGAAATTTGGATGCATTCGAGTGGTTCCATCATTTGAAAGAAATTTGAATACTGGAGGTTTATACGGATAGTCTGGAGGAAATGTAACCTTGAAAAAATAGTAACCGCCGTAATATAATGTTCCGGGTTGACCATACAACATTGCGTGTCCGGTAAGAATATCCTCACTGTCATGCATGTAATAAATACCATCTCCATGCAATGGAAATTGCATAATTTCTCTTACATCGCTTAGTATACGCTTTGCAGAATCTTTGCTTATATGAATGACGTCAGAAGATGCCATATTATTACAAACGTAAAACGTGATATTATTAACTGGATGAGTTGTTTTTAACTATATTATTCAATTTATTTATCGAATTTATTGTTTGTCGCGTCGTTTTTTTGTTTTTGTTTTTGTGTTTGAGTTAACTTTTTTTTGACTTTTTGAAGACTTTGAAACTGTTTTTGTTTTCAACTTTGAAAGTACTTGACTATTTGCAACATACGTGAGAGGAGAATTGCTATTAGTGCGGTGGTTACTACCGGGTTTGCTCGACTCGTCAACCCCATGCACAACATCTACTTCCGGTTTAACACTTATTGGATCAAACATATCAAGGCGACCAACGCTTCGTTTTTTACGCTTTAATACGGATTGTTTTTTTCGTATGTTTCTAACTCGTGTTCTAACTCGTTCAAATGGGACGTACCGTAAAAATAGTTTTTGGTACTCTGGGTTTGTTTTATCACCTTTGAGTTCCAAATACTTGTTTGCCTTATCTCGTCGAATCGATTCCAGCGTTTCTTGTACTCCGTAACACGAGCTTCCAAAACGTTTAAGAAGTCCCGACTGAATTAGACGGTTTTTGTTTTGAATATAAAATAAAATACCAGCCAAGCATAACAGCCGGTCTCGATTATAATAGTATCTTCGAGCATACGAAAATGCCAAGTAAAACATCATCATCGTGTCGATACTTGCAACTTTTATAATCTGATTATTTAGCTTTATTGTATTGTAGCTGTGACACGCGGTAGGTTTATAAATCAGAACAATAATATGGTTTCCTACTGCAATTTTGTAATGATCAAGAATAATTTCCCCGATTGGAGGAAGTTTTTCAACAACAATATTCTCAAACCCGTTTGTTTTAAGTGTAAGCATAATAAGATTTGCTAGTTCTTTAGGATTATTTGATAAAACATCAAATTCTCTACTTTTTGTCAGTTTATGCCTATCGTTTTTAGGCAAATATTTACTGTACAGTATGTCAGCGAATCCTCCAATAAAGACAATATTGCTATTCATAAGAACTTTTTGAGTAACATCATATATTTTTCGATGAAGTCGTTTTTTACGAATATCGGTCTCGGTAACATCAGCGGATTTTGAATGAGTTGATTTTTCAGACGAATTCGAATTTATTGAATTTATAGACATTGCAGAATCTCCATCCCCATCATTGTCATTGTGATTCTCATTATCGCTCTCATTACTCGGTTCTTCTCGTTCATTTGAAGCATTGGCAATAAGTCTTGAACAGTTTACAAGTTTCATAGGATACACTTTATTCAAAAGCGTAAGTCGTTTCAAAACCTTTTCCCATCTCGATACATCTCCTTCAGGTCTAGACAACTCAAGGTACATTGCCATTCGTAAAAAATTTGTTGGCGCATACCGAATTCCATGTTTTATATATGACTTTGCAGCGAGTACGTTGAATAACGACGACTCCATATGAGTTATGTCCGCAATTGGAGTAAAATTAACAAATACTTTGAACGTTCCCGGATGAGATCCTGATTTTGATTCTACTTCGTTGTAGCCCATGTTAAAAAAAATGTCGGCCAATTCTTTTGAGTCATCCAACGCATTTGGAGAATAAAAATCATAGTCTGGAACTTCGATATCATTATTGTAAAACCTATATTTTTCAGGAAGAATTGCATTAATTGCTGTTCCTCCATAACACACCAATTTTTTTTCACGAAGAAACCGTTCAAGACGACCAATTATTTTTTTTATTTCAGGTGACTGCGCCACTTTTTTACCCGTTCTAGATTCTATTTTATCCACCGCAGTCCTTAATATATCAATTTCGCGTTCTTCTATTTTTTTCAATTCTCGTGATTTTGATGACATATTTAAATTTTTAAAAATTTAAATTTTAAAATCTAAACAACCGTGGTATAATATATCATTAGATAACATTATAATACGCTTACCTTTTTTACTCCTTTATACATTTCTACACTTTTATTACCCAAGTGAATATGTACCGCCAGTTACAGTAGTTGCTGTCTGTTTTGACGAGAGTGTTTCGGTAGGATCGACTGGGTTAGGTTCTTTGAGTATAATTGGAACATATCTTAATTCTTCCGATTTCAAATAAAATGCAGATCCGAATGATTGAAATTTTTTTAAGTAATGAATCATATTTGCATCATAACTTTGAAATGCCATACACACCATTTGACATCCAGCGTTGAATGAAAGAGTTGCCGGTTCAACATTTTCACACTTTTTTGAACGCTCAGGAACGATATACTTTATACTTTTTTTTGCGCTTTCTCTGATACTTGTGTTATTTGTATCTTTAATTTTTTGAAACGTGTACTTCGACACGTCCATTGTAATCGTCATATTTACATATTCATACAACGGGGTACGTTTGTAAATGTCTTTCGTATTATTATTATCTGACCCCGGGTTCTCGTCTACAATAATGATTACCTTGTTCATAAAATTCGAAAGCTTAATGCTTCCAATATCTTCACGCGAGTACGAAAAACGAGGATCGAGCATTTTTGAGGCAAGGTTATTTTTAAGAATTGTCGCGATTGATTCATAAATCATAACGTTTTTACTTTTGATACGAAGACATAAAAACAATGGATCAGAAGGATTTTGACACCCGTTTGATGAAAATGCAAGCTTTTTTATAGTAAGGATTGCGTCCGTGAATGTGATGTAGTTGTACACTTCCTTCATAGAAAACTCCGGTTTAGATGATGCCGCAACCACTGGGACGCCGTCTACTGAATAAATTTCAAAGTCTAATACACGCGCCCCCTGTTTTATCACACATTCTAATGCAGTCGTTGATACAAAATCAGCAGAATAATCTCCTGAGCAGCAACAGTTGTACGCCGTCATAATATAGTAATCTCTGAGTAAGTATGCAAACCGGTCTTCAAAATCGTTTATGGGACTGGGTTTAACAGATTCCTCGTATTCAGCGAGCATGCTCGCGTCATTTCTTTCACGTTTTCCACGGGTCCAAACGACAATTACAATAAATATACACGCGATTACGGAATTAAGAATAAGACCACCCAAATGAGCTGTAGTTGGAGATATTTTTTGGACAGCGCCGTCTACAGCGCTTGCTATTTTAGATGCCGCTCCGGCAATACCGCCGCCCGGTGCAGCCGCTGATGCCGGTGATGCCGGTGAGGTCGACGATGTCGATGATGCCGAAGATCCTGACATTATTTCTTTCTATAAATTTTGTAACTTAACTAATACGATTCTTTATTTGAATATTTTCTCTTTACTATGCTATTACTATAAAATATAAAATAATATAACAATCTAATAAACTTATTATCAAAAAACAAAATAAAATATATTTTAGAAGGTGAATAATACGTTACAGTCAAATATTAGTCAAATATTAAATCAAATAAATGCCCGGCGGACTACTAAATATTATTGCATACGGAAACCAGAACACAATTCTGAATGGAAATCCTAAAAAATCATTTTTTAAAACCACATACAAAAAATATACAAATTTTGGTTTACAGAAATTTCGAATTGATTTTGACGGCCAACGAAAACTTCGAATGTCAGAAGAGTCTAAATTTACATTTTACATGCCCAGATACGCAGAACTTCTTATGGATACTTACATTTGTGTTACACTTCCCACAATATGGAGCCCAATTTATCCCCCAAAAACTGAAAAACATAAATGGGCTCCCTACGAATTCAAGTGGATAAAAAACCTGGGAACACAAATGATCAAAGACATAACCGTATCAGTGGGAGGACAAATTCTTCAAAAGTTTTCGGGCAATTACTTGCTTTCTATGATGCAACGAGATTATCCCGCGACAAAACGTGATTTATACGACCATATGACGGGAAATGTTCCTGAGTTAAATGATCCCGGATGCTGCGGAGCTCGAGTAAACCAGTATCCAAATGCATACTATACACCGAGCCAGCGAGGAGCCGAACCATCCATTCGAGGCAGAAAATTGTATATTCCAATCAATACTTGGTTTACTACATCAAGTCAAATGGCTTTTCCGCTCGTATGTCTACAATACAATACATTGCAAATCGATGTCACCCTTCGCCCGGTTAAAGAACTTTATGTAATTCGCGACGTTACTGATCCTGAAAATGAATGGCCGTATGTACAGTCAAATTACACGCTGAACGAGCATCAATTTTACCGGTTCTTACAGAGCCCACCAGATGTAGAAATTGGACCGTCGTCGTATACCGATACTCGAACCGATTGGAACGCCGATGTTCATATGATTGCCACATATGGGTTTTTATCTGCCGAAGAAACAGCGGCATTTGCAGCAAACGAACAAAAGTATTTGATAAAGGGTATATATGAATGGGACTTCAAAGATGTCACTGGAAATACTCGAGTTAAACTCGAAAACACGTTGGGAATGGTAGCCAGTTGGATGTTTTTTTTTCGTAGAAGTGACGCTTTTTTACGAAACGAATGGAGCAACTATACAAATTGGCCGTATGAGTACTTACCACACGACATTGAACCTGCTGAGATGACGTTTCCACCTAGTCGACAGACTACCGAAGGATGGAAGCCTCTACAAGTATCAGGTGCTGGGGAACCTCTTGCAACAAGAACTCCGTATCATATTGGACCTGGTCGCAATCCGTGTATTGACGAAGCAGGTCGACTTGAATCTCATACATTTAGCAACCGTCGAACTGGTTATTATACTACAGGGTTATTCGAACCTGGTAACCAAAAAGAAATCCTGAATACACTTGGTATTGTTTTTAATGGAAAGTATCGAGAGAATATATGGGACGCGGGAATATACAACTATGTAGAAAAGTATGTTCGAACAAAAGGGAACCCGCCTCCAGGATTATATTGTTACAATTTTTGCATAAACACTGATCCAAACGACTTGCAGCCATCTGGAGCAGTTAATATGAGTAAATTTACCCAAGTCGAATTAGAATTATCAACCATTTATCCATCATTGGATCCGAACGCGTCATTCCATATGATTTGTGATCCAGTTACACGACTACCGATCGGTGTAAACAAAACGAATTGGCGTATTTACAACTATATGTTTGACCTTACTCTTATCGAAGAGCGGTATAATGTACTTACATTTATTTCTGGAAACTGTGGTCTCATGTATGCTAGATAAATAGATAGATAGGTATATAGATACGAAACACAAAATAAATAATTCTGAATGGATATAGATATTATCCATGAAATACATATTATATACATTTACAGAGTATGACCTGGTTGCTTGCCCTAAATTCAGTGTTATTTGTAGCAACCCTATCCGAATATTTGATCTGCATGAAGTATGTAAACCTGGAGTATGACTACAAAAACGAATGGTTCAATGTCTTACTTAGTTTATTGTTTACACCATTTTATAGTTGTTTCTTTATAAATAAATTCTCATGGACGAAAATAAAATTTTATACGTCAAAGGAAATGCGACACGTTTTAATTTATCCAGTAGTTACCGGAATATTATACACAATTGAAACAGTTACTGTTTTTTTCGCACTTAACACGATTACTCTTAGTTACTATACTATATTAAGGTCTGGATTTATTATATTCAACATTCCATGGTTCAAATACCTGTTAAAAAAACCGGTAACTCGCATTTACATTGCAAGTTGTGTTTCACTTGTTGTCGCTCAAGTGGTCTCGACTGTTCAGTATGTATCACAGTACAGCTCGAGTCCTATGGGAAAAAACGTAGTTCAAAACGCAGCAATTGTAATGGTGTCGTGTTTTTTGAACTCGGCATATAACAATATTATTGAGTATTCAATGGCACTCTATGGTACTCAATTACAAAATATTGACTTTCAAATCATTTTTCAATGTACGTATTTGATCGTTGCTGCGCCATTTGCAGTGTTCTACACAATAAAACAGGTCCCGCCGGTAACCGCAAGTACGATTACCATGTATTTTTTTATTGCATTTGGCCTTCAACTCTACATGTTTAACAAAATATACATTCTTAACAGTAAACAAACAGCTATTCCCGCAAATATTTTATTAAGCGGATTAGACTTATTGCGACGTATTATTCAGTTGACATATTCATTTGTCTGTTTCAATGAACCATTCGATGCAGTAATTGGAATTTCTCTTGGATTCCTTGGTTTTTCTGCTTGTCTTTTGTTGTATCAGTATATATACGACCATATACGTGTGCGACAAGAGTTTAATATGCATATTAAACACGTCGAACTTGAAGAAGTGTGAATAAAGTTATAATGGTATGGTTTTTAAGAAAAAATTGATTTTGTTACGTGACATAGTTCAACGAATAAAACCAATAGAACAAGGATGGCAGACGGTGCTGTTTCTAAAAATCATGTTTCTTTGTTGAAAAAACTAACCAAAAAAACCAACCCGAATAACCCCATTCCAGCAGACATTTCGGCCCAATGGCATCCTACCCAAAACGGCAAATGGACCCCGTCAGACTTCTCTCGTAGTAGCCATTACGAAGCAACTTGGGACTGTGGAAAAAGAGAAGAATGTGGGTGTTCCCACATATGGAACAGTTCAATATCAAATAGAACAAAACGCGGTTGTCCGTGGTGTTGTTGTCAAAAACGGTGTCAGCACATGATGGATATGACGCATTCATTGCAGGCAAAGTACCCAGAAATTGCAAAGCAGTGGCATCCTACAAAAAATGGCAACGTGTCTCCAAATCAAATTACAGCATATTCGGGGGATGAGTACTGGTGGTTGTGTCCAAAAAAATGCCCTCAAGGCTGCGAGCATGCATATAAAATGATAGTCAGTAACAAGGTTAAAGGTCAAGGGTGCCCGTTCACAGGCTGCTGCGCGTCATCTAAACAGTTCTGCATTCATACGTCACTAGCAACAACCCATCCGAAAATTGCAAGCTATTGGGACAAAGAAAAAAATAAGAATACGTGTGGAAATCCACTGCTTCCAGAGGACGTCACGTATGGAAGTACATACATGGCACACTGGAAATGCCCAAAAAAATGCCCGGAAGGCTGTTGTCACGAATGGGAGGCAACTGTTGCAAGCACGTGTAAATCCAAAGAATGCGACGTTTGTTTATTTTGCAGTGGGCAAAAAATTTGCCCGCATGCGTCACTTCAATATCTTTATCCCGGTATAGCGTCGGAATGGCACCCTACAAAAAATATAGATGAAAATGGGAGACCGATAACCACTGACCGCGTATTTCCAATGTCCGGAAAATCCGCATGGTGGCTTTGTCCAAATAAATGTCCTGAAGGATGCAGTCATGAGTACGAAATGATAATTGCAAATCGCACTGATAAAAATCAGTCTTGCCCGTTTACAGGTTGTTGTCCAACGGCTCCTAAAAAATGCTGCATTCACACTTCGCTTCAGTGTTTACACCCAGAGATTGCCTCAGAATGGCACCCTACGAAAAATTCGATAACCCCGGATGCAGTATTGCCGTTCAGTAATGAATCGGTGTGGTGGGTTTGTAATAAAGACCCGTCTCATGGTACGTGGAAAGCAAAAATATGTGACCGGCATGAAACCGGGTGCCCAACGTGTTCGCACTGTAAATCCGAAACAGAAACGCGACGCATTGCCGAAAAAGTAACGGGTAAATTGTTTCCAAAAAAAAAGGGGATATTCACTAATAAGAGGTTTGAAATTGACTGTTACTGCGATGAATTGAAAATAGGCATTGAACAACAAGGGGCCCAACACTATTGTTATGTTCCGCATTTTCACAGAAAAGGACCGATAGATTTTGAAAAGCAAAAAGAGCGCGACCGGACAAAACGAACCGAATGCCTAAAATTGGGAATTAAGTTGATTGAAGTGCCCTATTACTTAAAAGGGATAGAAAAGGAAACTCATATTAGAAACGAATTGTCTCAACTGTTTCATTTAAACCCGTGATTACTCCCGCGTGCCGAAACAGCTGGTCGAAAAAGCGGGACAGCGTGTAGTTGCATCGGCGTTTGGCCGGCGCTGGATCTCTTAGGACCGACTAACCCACGTTAAATGCTGTTCGAGTGGAACATCACTATAAGCGGGTGCTTTAAATGCAAATGAAGCAAGGGCGATTGGCACAGCATTACCTGGTTTTCCTAAGTAATTTTATTTTATCATCTATTTTATTCATAAAATATTTTTATTAAAAATTGAGAAAAAACCATGATCGCTATAAATTGGTAAAAAAATCGATTTCGTAGATGTTTGCATATTTTCGGTCTCAGAAAGATGAGTCTCAATCCCAACTCCACTTCTTTCTGGAGTTTATTTCAAACAAGATGCGCGCCAATCTACGAGCCAGTGCTTCTCCATTGTCTGGATTGGATGCTTCAAATATCGAGGTTGCCACAATGCTGGCCCAAATTTATATGTGCGAATTCGAATGCACAATGAATACCCTAAATCAAGTGCATAGAATTGCAGCATGTTACCATGAGAAAGCATTTGATAATATTGATAAGTATATTGACAATCCGCGACCAGCGCAACTTGCTCCACATGAAATGACTGCCGAGCAGCGGCATGCTTCACAGGTTCTGGTTGGTGTTGGCCAGCGACATTCAGAAGTCAATATTTCATTGAAGAAGATCGAATTGTCGTCACGAGACATTGAGAATTTCAATACAAACAATGAGAAAATCGTCTTCGTAGCCAAACAGTTTCAAGAGTCAAGAGCCACTGTGGAAGACGCGTTTGACCGTTTGAATCATGTTTCCAAAGAAGTTTGGAGCTTGGTGAATATGCTCGCATTCTCAAATCTGTTTAGATTCGCCGATCCGAGACAACCAATATGTATTCCAAACACGAGTGATGCTATCTTCATTCCACACATTCCGACTAACCCTCATATGCGATAACTTGAAAAAATAAAACAAATACAAATACAAATACAAAACTTATTTTTTATTTGTAAACCATATAAAACAAGTAACGCTGTATTTATTTATATATTCGGATAAAATGCAAATCTGGTTCATTGTTGCCCATTCACACTTGCAGGGCATTTCAAAAAATGGTAGTATACCATGGAGGTGTAAAAATGATATGAAATTTGTAAAAAAAATAACTACCGCTTCTGGGTTGAAAAATGGACTTTTAATGGGTCGAACAACATTCGAGTCAATCGGAACAGTATTGCCGGGCAGAGAAACTATTGTTGTGTCATCCCGCGGTGCAACTGATGCGTCAGAAAACGTTCATTTTGTAAACAGCATTGCGTCTGCAATTCAGAAGGGAGAAACGCTCGGATTAGATGTATTGTGGATTTTTGGAGGAGGTACTATATACGATCAGTTTCTCCAAGATGAGTTTCGGGACAAGATTGACGGATTTTTCATTACCAGCGTCCCTGAGTTTGAATGCGATACATTCATTCATACAAACTTGTGTGACATTTTATTGCCCCCAGTAAATATTGATAATGTCCCAGTACCTGTTCCAGTGCCAGTGCCAATATATCGTTCGTTTATTCATGATAAACCGAGTATAATACTCGAAACATGCACGGATGGAGTATACGAACTTACAGCTTTTTCTAGACTTCCGATTGCGGGTATTCATAAACAGTGGTTTACAATTTTAGATTCATTTTCAGTATTAGCTTCATAAAAAATATAAAAAATAATAAGTATAGATAATATAAACTATATATCATGGACTGGTATAAAATTTTATATTATGTTATTCTTTACGGGTCATATTTATTATACGGCATTCTTCTTCTTGCTATTTTAGGAGGACTTCCAAATGTAAATATGTCGGATAAAATACCAGAATATTTGAACGTTCTTCAAAATAGTTTAAAATATTATGTATGTTTTTTTTTAATTATTAGGTTTAATCCATTTACACGATCAAGAGGAAATGAGTTTACCGATTTTGACGCAGACGTTGTTTTTTCATCAGCGATATTTCTCATACTAACAACGTCGTTTACATCGGTAGTTTATACATATGTAACGAAATATGTAAAGGATCCAATAAAAAATGCAGCGGAAGCTACAAATAGCATGGAAGGTTGGAAAACAAAGTATTTGGATTTCATAAATAGTAAATAAATAATAAATAGTGTGTGATATTACACCGTTATACAGGCAATGCTCGTTGTGTCATTTGTATTTATTTATTTATTTATTTATAAATATATTTGCTTATTTTATAAATCATTTTTTATTTGTGTAATAGTATAATAAATATACATACATACATACCCATACCATGCGAACTATATTTCTCGCCATTACCATCATCACATTCATAATCTTTTCCATGGAAGCACTTATCCATTTCAACATTGGAAAGAATGGTACGCAGACCCCGCATAAATATATAGAAATTTCAGATGAAATAAAGATTCACATTCCTGATAAAAATGAATTTTTTGAGATACTTACAACAGTATTGTTTTTTTCAGCCATGAGCGGATTAGCGAGCGCGTATATTATTAAACATCATTTGTAGTATCGAGTTTATTAACATTGGGCGAATCGGTCTCTTCTAGTGTGTTCAATGCTTTTGATTTCACCCTCTCACCCCATGCGACCCACATCAAGATTCCGCCCGTAACAGTAAATACAACTGAAAACTCACGGTCACTTGGATAGTTACGTATAAATAAAAATAACGCCGATAGAAAAAGTATCGCAAATGCGATCACTGATACAATACGTTTTATTTCCATTTTATAATTTTATAATTTACTAATAAAAAAACCATCCAGGCCCTTTATATTTTGGATTCATCATTTCATTGAAGTTTTTTTGTTCGACGCAATCCCTTAAATCCGTCTCTTTTTCGTATACTTTTTTTAACACGACCGTATTTATGAACGGGTTGATTAAAAAACCATTTCACTTTCTCTAGTATGGTTTCTCCAACTAAAAGGTCAACCTCCATTTCGTCATCATCGTATTTCAAGGATGCATCTCCATTCGGATCGAGTGAAAAATCAGTTTCATGTTTTGAAACTATATTTTTTAATTTAGAAACGGCGTGAGCTGAACTAGAAAATCCGAGTGACGTAAAAAGAGGACTTTTCATAAATCGATCTACAAAAACATATTTCGGTATATTTCTTTCATATGGTTTTACTTCAATGACGTAAACATTTTCAGTATGCATTCCCGGATGAACGCGATCATCTACAAAAAAAATTTCGAAGTTTCCTTCAAGGCTGCTGCATCGAACCAAATCATTATATGTTTTATCATGACTTGTACGTTTGAATTCTACTATTTCTCCGTTTGGACGTTTAAACGCTCCAATTACTCTATCAAATAATGGATACCCGCTTTTGTAGTTAAAATAATTTTTAATTCCATCAATCCATTCTCTTGGTCCGGTATTGTTCGTATATATCATGACATGTTTACATTTGTGTTGTTTTTTCATTTCTACAAGTAACGCCATTATATCCATTATTTTGGGCCGAAGAACTTCCGGATAAAGATCCATAATTGAGTTGAAATTATCTTGAATAAGTTTATCCGGATCTGAGTGAATATGTTTTGCTACTCTAGCCAGCGTATAAACAAAGTTGCTTAAATCAGCGAATGAACCAAGGGTTTCATCCATGTCAAATACTGCAATCCGAGATACATTATTACCAGGGTCATGTTTGTACTTTTTGAGTTTCATATTTTGTTTGTATTCGATTCACTTAATTTTAGTTTACCCCGTTATATTTGATCATTATAATATTGCAACATTAAAATACCACAGTTCTTATGTTTTTTATTTTTAATTTTTATATTAATTTAGTTTAGGAAACCCAAAAGCGAAATATAATTCTAGATTCTAGTTACACTTTTATAATTGTTATAGTTTTAATCATGCCACAACAATTAACGCGCCGAAGATGTGAAAAAATTCTTCGATTTTATAAAAAACGAGTTAATCCTGGAACAAAACTAGTTACATTGAGACGAAAAACAAATGCTATTCTTCACGATAAAATGTGCAAATGTGTAAATGCGCTTTATAAAGGAGGCGCCACAACAAATCCTCGAGATTTACATAAATATAAAGACTCAATTGCAATATGTAAACGCAGTGTATATGGTAGAAAAGGATTGAGACCTCCCCGATTCACATGCAAAAAAACGTAAACCATTCATAGTGAATTTATTTTTTATTTTTTATTTTTTTTATTCTGTCAATACTTCAGGGTTGTTCCAGTTACTCACAAAATTAGTAGCGTCAGTTCCTTCAAACTACCGGTATGTGATGGATATAGGGACGTTACGCGTACACATACGTTTTAGATAGGACTGGTATGAAAAACGGGTTACAGCGCCAATACCGCTACCCAATACAAACGGATTGTTTTTCAATCCTCGATTCACATCTGCCATAAGAGCGTTTCGTTTTCGTTTTAACATTTTTGGTTTATTATTGATTTTGATTTTAATTTTGCTTTTTAGATTACTAAATACTAAATAATACTAAATACCAATAAAAATAAAATGAATAAAAATAAAAATAAAAATAAAATAAATAAAATGAATAAAATAAAACTAAAAAGACTAACATAATTAGTTTAATTTAATTTATTTTTACTAGTTGTTTATGCATAGTTATAATATTCGTAATAAATCGTCTGCAATGACTCCGATTGCCTGATTTTTCGCTAATTTCTTCGCATGCCACTTGGCGAATGTATCTAAAAATATCTTACGGTTTGGGAAAACCTGGGCAACGTCGCGTCTAACCTTTTTCCATAATGCCACAACGCGTTTAGAATCTCGAAATTGTTGAACTGTACGAATAAGACCCATTGCTTCATCACGTATTTCTTCTATATTGTTTAAATGAATTGCTTCATAAAATTCATTTACTTCTTCAACCATCCACTCATATTGTAGAACTTTATTTCCAGCAACAGCCTTGTCTTTTTTACTATTTGTCATTGTACGATAGTTTACGATTTTGACCCAATGAGGAACTGAAGGTAGACTCGTAGCTATAGTCATATTTCAAAGATTTCAGCTATTAGTATATTTATTTATTTATTTATTTATTTATTTATTTATTTTGTTGTTTAATGCAATACATAAATAACATAATTAACTAGGAATCAAAAATAAATAAATAAATAAACTAGGAAACCAAACCTAAAATATAAATTAAAAAAATGTCTACCGCACTCGCACAATGTGTTTCAGTATTGGCGCCGATCGTAAATTGTATTCAAATGTTTCCACAAGTATACAAAACGTATCGTACAAAACGTGTGAATGATTTATCATTTTATTCAATTGGACTAGTGTTGCTCACAAGCATACTTTGGCTATTACATGGATATTTTATTCAAGATACTTCATTAATAGCAGCAGGTGTGATAAGCGTTATTGTAAATATAAGTTTACTTTATTTGTTTTTTAAATATAACCGTTAGTGTCACGACGTTTCTTATTTGGTCTTTTATTAATAAAAGACGTAACAGTTGTCCAAACATTTGGGTTTTCTTCTTCTTCCATAGTTAAGCAAAGTTCCATAGTTAAGCAAAGTTCCATAGTTAAGCAAAGAACTCAAATTAAAATACCAAAATATAATATAAACTATTTTAATATATAAACTATTTTAATTTGATCAATGGATACGATCCGAAACTTTAGAGCTAAAAGAGAGCTTAATACTATTGGAGAACTACAATTAAAACCGACTATATCCTTACCAGAAACATTTGTAGACATTCCTGAAAAATATAACTACCCTTATATTGATATTAAAAGTACACAACCAGAATCAGAGAAAATACAAAAGATAAAAGCTGGTAATAGTGTATATGTAATACGGTCACCTGATAACTCATCCGTTGATTTTTGTTATGTTGTTTTTAAAGGGGACTACTATATAGTATTACAAGTTGGTATAAATAAGGAAAAACCGTCATTAGTCATAGTTTCTATTAAAAGTTTTAAGAAAGATGAAAAACTTAAGACTAAAGAAACCGAAATGGGTGTAATAGATACCCTTACTTTATATGAAGTACAAAATGTTAATGAATTGGATTCCTATAATAAAGATAATATTATTGCGATGCTATTAAAAAAAAATCCATCCATCAGTAAATTAAGCCCGAACGATGAGTTCTTTACTGGAGATGATAATACTATAGGTCGTAGTGATGCATATAAACATAGATCCATAATTAGACACCTTACAGATGTTGTAAATTTATGTATATATTACGGTAAACTTTATTTATGTATTGGGATATGTGATAGTGGACACAATCCCATGTACGATTTATATCTTTATGACCTTAATGGCAATCGTGGTGAAACATTTTCATTTCAATTTACTGGTTATGTTAGGGGTAATTTTACCGCATTAGATTCGAGTAACGTAAGTCTTGTAAATAACATGAAATTTTACAGTATATCGAGTGCATTATCTTTCAACCCGACCGACTCACCCGTTAGACGAGCCACTTTTTCCACTGGCCCTAGACCTGATCATACTGGCGTTTACGTCTCTGAATCTCGTCCGCAACCCCCGAAGTTCAAGTCTGATACAGG